CTCCACTTAAGTACACAGTGCTTAAACCTCTACAGAAATTTCTCTGGAGGTGCGTCCGAAGGACGAAGCCCGGTGTGCTTGTGGGAGAGCCTGTCTCTCACTGGTCTATCCAGAATGCACTTGGTGCTAAACTGGCGGATGGTCAACGATATTTGTCGGTTGACTACTCAGACGCGACTAACCAAATGTACTCCTGGGTGACTGAAGCACTTGTCATATGGATCACAGAAAAGCTCGAACTTGACTCGATAGAGGCAAGAATTTTCGAAGATTCGCTGATCAATCATGTGATAGTGGACCCTGTCACCAAGGAGCATAAATTACAGCAAAGAGGACAACTGATGGGTTCTGTTGTCAGCTTTCCGCTGCTATGCATGGTTAACATGACGCTGTTGAGAATGACCAAAGAGTATGAGCTCGGGAGACCGCTCAGCCTAGATGAATGTGGATGTTTGGTAAATGGTGATGATGGTGTGTTACGTACGACCGATATGGGGTACCGGTACTGGCAAATGATTGCAAATTTTGTCGGTCTGGAACCCTCTGTCGGCAAGGTTTATTTCTCCTCTAAGTTCTTGAACATGAACTCGAGGACCTTCCTGCGCAGAGAGACTGCTGTGCTTATGGATCATGAACCTGCTGTGTCGCTGCCCATTCGCGACTATGTCAAACGTGAAAGTTGGTTCGAACTGGTTCCGTTCGTTAACCTCGGACTCCTCTATGGCATAGAGAGGTCATCCGGTGGTGAGACAAATACCTCGTCTCCCCTCACTTCCATCGCCACTCGTGCGCACGACATGATCAGTTGTGCACCCGAATATTCACACGTGTCGCTGCTGAGGCAGTACATGTCCATCCATCGAAATCAACTTCAAGATTTCAAGCTCCCCTACTTCCTTCCGTCGCACCTAGGCGGTTTAGGACTTCCTGTTCTTTCAGAGAAGGCGTTTAGCTATGTACCCACAGCTGAACGTAGTGAGGTGGAGAAGCTGTTGAAACCAGACGAGAGTGATCTACGTTTGGCAGCAGTTATTTGGCACCATCCAGACATCTTTAAGATGCCAGCCCAAGCCCCGGCGAATGATTGGAAAACGTGGTCTCAAGCACAGAGATTAGCACGAAAACTCGGTATGACTCCCAATGATGAGGAGATCAACCTTCACGAAGTCACACGACTCTTCAGACCCGATGAGGGGCTACAATACGTCAGTAACCAGACGTTAATGAGCTACCTTGTCGTCGAAGCTTTGTTCTTGTCGAAATCCCTCGCAGACCTGTATCAGTCTGTTCCAGAGAAGCGAAAGACGAAGCTCGTCCACGAGTACTATGACGCAGTTCGTAAGGTGGTGAAGCGCGTACGCACCAACACTGAGTTTCCCTTAGGCAAGCAATTACCGCTTAGCCTCCACAAGTTCCCGTCGCCGCGAGTCGGCATTGAAGACCTCCCGGTCTACCCAATGTCGTACGCACCCCTTTTCTCCTTTCAGGTGGGTGAAACCTTGGAAGACGCCGCAGCAGATGAGATATCCTGCATATGGCGAAGCGCAAGTCAACGCGCTGAGATACAAATGACCGTATAGTCCTGGTCACCTGACTCTCCCTATCCTTTTGAAG